GGTGGCGGACTGAGGTTGGCCGGACGAGATTAGTAACTACCCGGGAACTTTCATAGAGCGCTGCGTATATGACTACAGCTATTTGGACGAGGAAGACAGACCTTAACGCTAATGGGGCATATGTTGAATATGGCCGTAATAGCGTTGGGGGCAATACGCCTCATGCGGATTTGATTGCGGGCCGTTTTAATGAAAACGGTTACACATCAACCCGTTGGTATACCCTGAACGAGCCGATCATCACTGATCATCTCGGGGGTATTCCCACCAATGTCCTGTATGCTTCAGGAGGTTATAAGTCTTCAGCTGACCCGGCGGTGCCGAGTAACATCGAAGCCTTAGCTCGGCTGCTTAAGAAATATAAGCAGTCCGATTTTAACCTAGCTGTATCCGCAGGCGAGTCACGTGAATCGTGGCATATGATCGCTGATCGTATGTTCCGATTTGGCGAAGCACTCAGACGAACTCGCAATGGTGATTTATCCGGCGCCCTTCGGGCAATGGGTTCAACATCACGCGCGTCTCGTCGTGCCCAACGTAAGTTAGGCACTGGTGATATTTCCGGGTCATTCCTGGAACTTCAGTATGGGTGGGTCCCTCTGATTAACGACATTTATGCCGCATCAGAGTTGATAAACAAACCGCTTGTTGAAAAGTCATCTATCCGAACGTCTGTGCGCACGACTAGTGGCGATTACCAAACCGCCCTTAGTCAAGCGCAAAGTCAATCGGTGACTCATCAACGTGAGCGAACGGTTTATCATATAGCTAAACTGAGCACCACGGAAGTGAGCTGGGTCGCAAGACTCGGGCTCTTAAATCCTCTCAGCGTCGCGTGGGAGCTAACTACTCTCTCGTTTGTCGCTGATTGGTTCCTTCCGATTGGTTCTCTGATCGAGGCTGTGGAGGCATCTTATATACTGCCCGTAGGGCATTATATACAGACAGATGTCATGCGCAGCCACGTTCAGCTATCTATTGGGGCTGGATCCCCTTGTTGGAACTATAGCGGCACTGGTGCCGTTAAAGCCAAGAAGGGGGGTATCTTTTCCCAAAAGAGGACCGTAATGACTCGTAATATAAGTAACTCTGCCCCGAACAACTTGTTTGATGGTACAGGTCCTCGTCAATCTCTGATTGACACGGATCTCTCCCTCAGGCAAGCTGCTTCAGCCAGTGCTCTCCTACATCAGGCCTTTCAGGCCTTTCGTAGGTAACGCTCTATGTGTCTGCTTCTAGTTGAGACCCTGAAATGGGTATTCGCCTGTTTCTCATGTTACCATATCATTTCGATATGGGTGAGACTCGGGCTCGTCAACATTCCGGCATGGTTATGCTACATGCCACTCCTCGGAGAAATTTAATGGCTGCAATCGCACCCATTACCATTAATGATGGTAAAGCAACCCCGTTGTCTCACGTCTTCAATCCGATTCAAACAGTACCTCCGACTTACCATGAAAATGGGAACTCGACTGTACCGGTGATCGGAGAGAACGAGATTACTCTCGCTCTGAAGCGTGGCAACGGGTCCATCCAGAAGGCTGTCGTCACGCTTCGCGTGCCTGTCCTGGAAGTCCAGTCCGGCTCGTCGTACGCGGGTTATGAAGCACCGCCAAAGGTCGCCTACTATTTGCAGGCGAATATCGAGCTCTTCCTTCCAAGCCGTTCAACCCCAGCACAACGAAAAGATCTCCGAGTTCTCTCGGCGAATCTTCTCGCGAATGCGCAGGTGATCAGTTTGATCGAAGCGCTCGAAAATCCCTACTAAGGGATTCCTTTGTTGTACGCTTTACATCATGTTTCACCCCACTTTGGCGTGTTGCCTAGTGGAATTATCATGGAGTAAATGAAGATGAAGAAGGAAAACCCATCAGCTGTGCTGCGGTTTAGCACGCCCTTTTCCTATGGAAAGAGCATGCATATCCTGAATCACCTTACGAGAGAACTTTGGAGTCGCGCATATGGACACGAAGATGATACTAATGGTCTTAGCTCTCAGTGTAAGTCTTGGGGTTCCGGTAACGACGCTAGCATTAATTTGCCTAGCGTTCGGTATTCAGATCCCTCAGTCAGCATTGATGCTCTAAGGTCACAGCGTCAAATTCACGCGTTCTTTTCTAAGAACGCGTCCATACCCCTTGGAATTGACACCCGAGAGGTCGCCATCAAGAAGTTCTTTGAGTCCGAAATCCAATGTGAAGAAACGAATCGTCGCTTTCGTATACGCTCTAACCCTATTAAAAGTGGGTTAGACGCTGGATTCCTGTATAGGGTTCAGCGGAAAATTGCGTATATTATGGGCGATGTGCCGTCTCTTGACCTCTTGGATTTTGGCTTTGGGCCTGGAGCCAACGTCGGGATCTCGCGGAAAACGAGCGTTCGACGGAAGTTATCCGTTGACCCAACCGTCACTGCTGCTGCAAGCAAGTATGTTCCATACTTGCAAGCACAATTTCCTGCCTGGAGTTCACTCAGTCGAGTGGCCATAAAGGATTACGGGAAATTAGCAACGGTGCCAAAGAATGCAACAACAGATCGGTGCATTATGGTGGAACCTATTGTCAACACTTTCTTGCAAAAGGGTGTTGGCCGGTGGCTCCGTGATCGGCTCCTGCGTAAAGCAGGCATCGATCTTCGGGATCAATCCCGAAACCAGAAGCTAGCGCGGCATGGGTCCCTCACGGGAAGCTATGCGACGCTCGATTTGTCGTCTGCATCGGACACTATTTCTCGCGAACTAGTGGCCAGTCTCCTACCGTACCCATGGTGGGTCCTCTTGGAGGACCTACGGTCTGATATAATTCTGCACGATGGGCGTAAGCACGTCTTGCAGAAGTTCAGTTCTATGGGTAATGGTTTTACGTTTGAACTGGAGTCCTTGATTTTCTTCGCAATTGCTAGCTGTTCCTGCGATGCAGGAATCGTTAGCGTTTACGGAGATGATATCATCGTTCCAAGTCAATACGCCACGGACGTCATGAAAAATCTCGAGATGTGCGGTTTCTCCCTTAATTGGGATAAATCATTCATCGACGGTCCTTTTCGTGAGTCATGTGGGGGAGATTACTTTGAAGGGTTCGACATTCGACCTGTTTATGTAACCGGGTTGCTCTCGATAAAAGAGCTCTACCGGCTGCATAACTTCTTCTATACGAAGGGGGAACACAGGTTGGTGTCGATTTTGGTCGATTATATCCCAAGAAAGTTTCGTCTCTATGGCCCGGAAGGGTTCGGAGACGGACATCTCTTTGGAGACCACGTTCGTGAACGCCCGAAAGAGCGCTCATACGGTGGTTATCGATTCAAAACGTACCAAGCTCAACCATTAGTCTTTGAGGATGAACTCCCCTCTGACTACGCAGCGTTCCTCTATTACCTAAACGGGGCTTCATCGCAAAAGGAGAGGTTCTCCTCATGGGATGATTACCTGCATGGTAGAGAGGTTGTTGCGAGCCAGGTGATGTACTTCGAAAGGAGTCCATCACCCCGGTATCGGTTGTCTTATCAGTACACCCTTGGGTAGCTAACCCGACTGGAC